GCTACCTGCCAGACTATTTCGTATAAAAACTATTTTTTCAGCGTCATTTGGTTGGAGTTGTACAAAAACATCACCACCAAGATCGCCGGAACTGTAAAATTCAATCCACTTGTTGCGCCCATCAGAGGCCGCACCATTGGTTATAATAAGGGCATTTGGTGAACCCGAAGACCCCGCACTTGAAAGGGTTACCCGTGCGGCACCATTAATTGCTTGATCTAATATATCAAAATTGACGTTTGTAGTATCACCCCATGTACCCGACTGCTCACCAGTGGCCGGTTTTTCAATACCGAGGTTAACTGTATAGGTACTTGGCATCTATTTTATCCTCACGCTGCTATTTGCGTCCAATTTGCGCTCTGGGTTGGTTCTTCCTCCGACCATGACGGCGACTGATTAACATCTATCTCACTATAACCCGGATTTTGATCCGGGACAATGTTAGAGTAGACCAGTACGTTTCCGACACCACCTGTTGCGCTGACTCCTATTACATTTATTACAGCATCACTTTCTACGGTGACACTACCGACTTGACCTGTTCCACTCACACCACCAACGTTAATTGTCTGACCAGTTCTTACTGAAACTGATCCAGTGGTGCCTGTCGCAGACAAGCCTGTTACCGGTACATTAGCTTCGCCGTCTATAGTGGCGTCGCCTACCTGACCAGTAGCTTCAAGACCTATTGGGAAAACATTGGCTTTTGCAACAATCGTTACTGAACCAACGGACCCTGTGGCCTCAAGTCCTGTGACGGGTACAATTGCGCCAGCTACGACGCTTACGGAGCCTACTGCTCCAGTTCCCGACACACCCGTAACGTTTACGTTTGCATCTGCGGTGACCGATACGGAGCCTACTGCTCCAGTTCCGGCCAATCCGGTGACGGGTACATTCGCACCAGCAGTTATGCTGACCGAACCGACTTGCCCTGTTCCCGCTACGCCTGTAACGTTAACATTGGCATCTGCCGTTGTAGTGACACTGCCTACTTGGCCAGTACCAGCTACCCCTGTTACAGATACGTTGGCTGCCGCGTTTATTGTTACGCTGCCAACACTACCTGTTGCTTGTAGTCCTGTTACCGGTACATTGGCTTCCGCCACAACCGTTACAGAACCTACAGAACCCGCAGCTTGTGGTAGCCCACTCTGGGACCACGGGCCTGCGCCCCAACCTGAACGGCCCCAGCCGCCTATTGGGACGATTACGTCAGCCATTACGCTATCCGTATAATCGCGTTACTTGCATCAGCAGTTGGAAAAACAATCGTAAAGTCACCTGCGGTGGATGTTTTGTCCGCGCCGAAGTCCAAAACTACAACAGTCGGATTGGTTACCGAAAGTGACGTAGTATTGGGTGTAGTATTATATATCAATGCCCCACGTGCCGTAATTGTTGCACTAGAGAACGTTTCGTCTTGAAAATCAGTTAGTGCCGTAGTTCCGGATGAAGTGGGATCAACGTTAGTTAAGGCCCCGCCACCCGCACTGTACCCTGTTCCACTCACCTCGTTTGAGGTCGTGTAAGCAGTGGTTGCCGCAGTGAAAGAGGCACTGTTGGTGTAAAGAGCAATTTTAAAAGTATCTCCCGAAGAGAGATCAAAGTCGTGGACACCGTACAATAGCTCTTTCTTGAACGATGTACACATGAAGTTTCCGCTGAAAGCCATGGTTACAGTCTCCTAATTAGTTCCGCAAGTTCTTGATTACCAGAATCAATAATTGCGTTGTACACGGTTGTTCTATCACTTTTAATCGCTTCACGCATGTAAAATTCTAAAACCTTTACAATGTGTTGACGAAAGGCGTGTGCTTGTGCCTGTATTGCAGGGTTTGCAGAATCACTAATAGATATAATCTTATTAGCACATCTCTCTGCAATTTCCTCTGGAGTGAAGCCCCGGTTCTGAGTGGTGTGTACTTCCACCTTGAAGTCAGGGTTCATGTCTAGTTCTAATGCTGGAAAGCTCATTGTTTCGGCCTCACTAGCATACCAGTGCGATAATCATCGGTTACTTCTTTGTTTTCACCCAACATCTTCATGCCGGTCATCGCTTCTGTAAATCTTTTTTCATACGCAGCCATTATATCCTGTTCACCCTTCATATAGATATATGCTTCAATTAAACTGCCATAAAGCATAGCCATCTGGGCGTTCTCACTAAGCCACGTTGTTCCAGAACCTGCTCCAGCAGTTAAACTTGCAGGTCTATAGAAGTAATGTAGCTCCACGGCCCTTGCTGCGTCGGGAGTAGGACCGATAATAAAATTATCAACGTCAAATACCGCATAAAAACGCGGATTACCCGTCGTTGCGGGGTTTGGGTTAAAGGATTGTACAAAATCAGTGTCCTTAAACTCTAAAAACGTCTTATCGCTGTTAGCGTCTACAAAAGAAAGAGAAAATGGTGCTAAAAAGTCACTAGGACAAGCCAAATACTGGTTTGCCTGCGTCATATTGCCGCTGACGTTCTTGCGAAACAGGCTCAACTGCACGTTTTTTAGTATTCTTTCCTCTGCCTGACGTATAAATACAGGCAAATTGGTTACAAAAGACGTTTCATCGTTCTCTGCGTAGTCTTGTATCGCTGTTTTTAACTGATCGTATGTAAAACTCATGGTGTCACCACCGATACGGTGCCCACGGCACCTTGTAAAGCGTCAGTTATTTTGAGTTCCGAAGGCATTTCTGCTGTTCCCGCTGTACTCCAGTTACCATTACCTAAGTAAACAATACCGTTTGTAGTAACAATAAGAAAAGCACTGGTAGGGTTTGGCGAGTCTGGCCTAGCGCCTTGTAACGCCTGCGGATCAGACACGGTTCTAAACGGACCCAGTTGTGGTTGCTTTGGTTCGTACTCATCCGGACCCACAAGCAATCCGTTCCACTCTTTTTTCATCACCTTGTAGGGGTATCTGAAACCAGAGCGGTCTGAAATAGCGTATGAATTTTTACCAGATGCGTACTTTGCCATCAGCCTGTCCTATAGTATTCGTATCTAGGAACAACGTTAAACGAAGACCTATCACGATCCTCAGTTGCTGCCCTATCAAATTCTTCTTCATACATAGCTTTAAGCATCTGAACTCTGTTCGGAGCCCTTTTCAAAGCAATGTAATAGGCTAATCCTGCGGCCAAACACGGATAAAACCTAAAAGGTAGGTCCATTGTGTTGGTGTAAACGTCCGCATCGTCCATACGAGTAAGTGCATCGTAGTAGATAACGTCCGTACTGTTTTGTGGAACAGGCCAAATTTTAAGGTTTGGAGTGATTTGACGGTCTAAAAAGAACTGATTAGGCCTACTTTGTGTCGTTTTTGTCGGAATTGTCAGATACTCATCACGACTTAAACGCTCTAAAGCATAATCTGTGCCGTCTCTGCGGATAATTACAGACAATACGTCAATAATATCGCCACTCAGGTTATATTCTCCCGTGCCTTGCACAAGAGTTAAAGAACGCTGTTTAATGGTCCACTGGTTCAACCCACGGTTAGCCCAGTCAGCCAGCAATAGATTTAACGAACGCTTTGCCGTCTTTAGGTCGTAACCAGTACGCACCTCAAGGCCGCATCGCTCAAACGCTTCTTCAACGTATTCAGCAACGTCCAGTTCAAAATCTTTGCTATTAGAAACAGTCATTATTTCTTCTTCTTAACCATTCCACCGCTGCGCATCTTCTTAACCATGCCGCCGCCGCGCATCTTCTTAACCATTCCACCTGCTCTCATTTTTTTAGCTGGTGCTTTTTTCTTACGAGGTTTCATCGCCATTTTTCAGTCTCCTGTATAATTGCTCTCGCTTGTCAAATATCTCACAAGCGTTGTATTCGCCATCATAACTATCATAATATCCCTTTTTGTCCAACTTGTCTGCTGCTTCTTGTAGCTTGGACAATCGTTGTACGAATATCATGCTGTATTCGGTATCAGTCAATGCTTCAATGGCGGTTTGTTCGGAGGCTTCGGTCACCTCGTCATCTGGGTGAAAACCCATCAACCATATGTCTTTATCAATAAAAGTACCCGCAGCAATAAATTCGTTCATTGCATAAAAGTAGTCATGAAAAGCTTCAGGTTCTTTGTCGTTAGCTAAATCTACAATAACGACAAGCTCAAAATTGTCATCAAATTGTGAAATACACGAATATAAGGTCTGATAAGAATCGTCATACTTGAACAAAATGGCGACTTTATCTTCCATCCACGCTTTTCTAGCGTAGGGACAAGGGGGCAAATCGTTGTAGTAAGAACTAGGCTTTTCCAACACCTCTGTAGACCACTGCATGATTTCCTGCACAATGGCTTTTTCTACGGGCTCGTTGTAAAAAGCTACGTTCATGATCGACTCACAGCCCCTTTTGTTTTTTTTCTTCGGTTTTCTAATACCTTACCGCAACCCCTAGCAATGACTCCGCCATTACCTTTTTTTACCACTTTGGCGGCTTTGGTGTTTGAAACCACTTGCTTCCCTTTAGCGCCTTCACGCTTCTTTTTACGAGCCGTCGAAGCCCTTTCAGACTTGCTAAGACTATTAGCTTTAGATCGAGGTAGGCACCTATCAGGATTTTTTTTATTTTTTGAAGTACCGCATTTACCCGCGATATTACCTTGGCTATCAATTCTGACCCAATCTTCATCGACCCAATCCTT